ACATGAAAAAGGGTGGTATGGCCAACAAAGGTAAAAAACAAGGTACCGAGGCTGAAAATTTAAAGAGGATTGAAGAGCAACAAAAAGCTCAAGCTAAAAGAGCAGAGGAAGCATCGAAAGCTGTAAAGGGTTATGCTAGAAAAAAAGCTCGTAAGATGAAAGAAGGCGGAATGGTTTTAGAAATCGGTTTACGCCCTGCAACAAAACAGGAAATGAAAATGGCAAAAGAAATGAAGCCACAGAAAAAAGCTAACGGTGGAATGGTTTCACGTGGAACTGGCGCTGCGATTCGGGGAACAAAATTTAAAGGAGTATTATAATGGCAACAAGAAAAGAAATGGAAGATATTATTCGTAAGATTGATCTTGAATTTGGTAAAGATCCGGATGGAGACACTCCATTAGAAGACTTAGATTCTGACGAGATAAAAGAAATTTATGATGAGTATATGGATAAGTATGCTTCAAAAAAGAAAGATACAAAAGTAAAAAGAGCTAAAGACGGTGGGATGATGAACAAAAAGAAACTCACTCGAACAGTTCCCCCTAAGAAGGGACCTAACTCTCAAGGCATGAGAGGAACCGGTATTGCAATTCGTGGTACCAAATTCAAAGGAGTATTCTAATGGATAAGATTGAACAAGTATGGGATTGGGCAAAGGATAAATGGGACGGACTAAATAAACAACTAAAGTGGTTTATTATGGGTGTTCTTATTCTTGTTGTCCTTGGATTAATTATTTAATTAATGCTCTGGAATATAGTTCCCACCGTTATAAAAGGCGTAGTTGATGTTGTTAAGACAAAGACAGAAACTAAAAAGCTTATGGCTCAAGCTGAGCAAACGCATGTTAGAAAAATGGCTGAAGGCGAAATTGCCTATGCCATTGAAAGTCAAAAAAATATGCAAAACTCTTGGCGTGACGAGTGGTTCACCGTCATCCTTTCACTCCCTTTACTAATCGTATTTGGAGCTATCTTTTTTGGAAAACCAGAATGGATTCAGAAATTAAAAGAAGGGTTTGATACCCTAAATCAATTACCAGACTGGTATATTTGGGCTTTAATGGCAGCAATTGCTTCTAGCTTCGGACTCAAGGTAACTGATTTAGCAATCAAGAAATTCAAAAAATAGTGGAAGTAAATATATATTCAGCAATTTTACGTCTAATAACTACTAGACAAGACGACATAAAGTCTGTAATTATGGATGGAAACGTAGAGAACTGGGATAGATACCAATACCTAGTTGGGCAACTCACTTCTCTTCGCAAACTCGATTCAGATATTAGGGATCTGTTTCGCAAATGGGAGGTAGACGATGAAGTCGACAACGGGGCTGATTATGCCCAACGAAAAAAAGATAGTGGGGATAAAGCCCGCTGAGAAAAAAGAAGAAGATAAAAAGAGCGACCTTAGTAAAGTCCCCAAACCAACAGGTTGGAGATTAGTAGTTCTTCCCTACAAAGGTGTAGGTAAGACTAAAGGTGGTGTTTTATTAACTGACAAAGCTGTAGAAGATCAACAAGTTGCTTCTGTATGTGCTTTAGTTCTAGAAGTCGGACCCGACGCTTACGCAGACAAGGATAAATTTCCACACGGACCTTGGTGTAAGAAAGGTGATTGGGTAATCATCGCACGATATGCTGGATCTCGAATCAAAATCGAGGGAGGCGAACTCAGAATATTAAATGATGATGAGATAATCGGGACTGTTCAAAGTCCTGAAGACATTTTAGGAGTATATGCATGAACGAAGTAGATAGACAAGTTGCTGAATTACAGGCGCAAGCAGGTAATAAAGCAAAACAAGAGTATTCTGTAGAGGTAGAATCGGAAGATATTGCTTCTCCAACAGAAGAAAATGAAATTGAGATTCCTCAAGAGAAAAAAACTTTTGAAGCAGAGGTTGATGAGACGCAGGAAGATCCTGTTGTTGAAGATAAATCGAAGCAAGAAGAAGTAAAAGACGAAGAGGAACCCAAAGAAGATTCCAAACAAAAGTATAGTAAGTCTGTTCAGAAAAGATTTGATGAATATGCTTATCAACTTGGTGAATCTAGACGACGTGAAGAGGAAGCAATACAAATTGCTCAAGCTATTAAGGCCGAAAGAGACAAAATTCAAGAAGAATTAGGCAAACTTAATAGTGGTTATGTGACCGAGATGGGTGGACGCTTAACAGGTTCGATGGAAGCTGCAAAAGCCAAGCTTAAAAAAGCAATGGAAGACCAGGATTACGACGCTGTTGCTAATGCACAACTAGAAATTGGACGATTAGGTGCAGAACAAGGTCGATATGAGCAAATGAAAGCCCAACAAGAGGCTTTAGCGAAGGCTCCCAAGAAGGAAAGAGAAGTGGAAATACCAAAAGTTCCGCAACAACAGCCTGTAAAGGATCCAAAAGCAGAAGCATGGGCTTCAGAAAACGAATGGTTTGGCACTGATAAGGTGATGACCAACGTTGCTTACGCAATTCACGAAGATTTAGTTAATCAAGGTGTTGATCCACGCACAGATTACTATTATAGTGAGATTGATAAACGTATGAGGGAAAATCTTCCTCATAAGTTTGAACAAAATTCTTCATCCGAAGAACCCGCACGCCAACAGCCCGTCCAGACTGTGGCAAGCGCACATCGAAACAGAGGCACAGGACGCAACGTAGTTAAGTTGTCAAGTTCAGAAGCGGCTATCGCAAAACGACTTGGTCTTTCCAACGAACAATATGCGTCGGAAAAACTAAAGTTACAGAGGAGGTAACATTATGGTAGATAAGACACCTAGATCTGCATCCACAAGGGATAAAGAAGCACGCAAAAAACATTGGCAGCTACCAAGCTCGCTTGATACACCAGAACCACCTGAGGGTTTTAAATTCAGATGGATTAGGGAATCAGTAAGAGGATACGAAGATAACAAAAACGTTATCGGTCGACTCAGACAAGGTTATGAACTTGTTCGAGCAGATGAATATCCTGATTTTGATTTTCCTAGTGAAGCTGAAGGAAAGCACGCAGGTATCGTTTCTGTTGGTGGACTATTATTGGCAAAGGTGCCGGTAGAGATCGCAAAAGAGAGAAATGAATATTACTCTCAACTAGCTCATGATCAACAGGATGCTGTTGACAACGATCTTCTAAAGGAACAACACCCTTCAATGCCGATCAATAAGCCCGAGCGACAAACTAGAGTTACGTTCGGTGGCTCGAAAAAAAGTGAATAATTTTTTTTCTGACCTAAACGTAACACTTACTAACAACACATACTTTTAAAGGAGTATTAACATGGCAAATCAAGACGCCCCTTTTGGTTTCAGAGCTGTAAGAATGCAAGGTTCTGGTCCGTCAACAAACGGTCAGACTCAATACCTTGTAGCTAACGGTTATGCGACCTCAATCTTCCAGGGAGATCCTGTGGAGATGGTAGCTGGTGGTACAGTAGAAGTTGCTAATGGTGTTGCAGACGTAGTAGTAGGTGTTTTCAACGGCGTTCAATACGTTGACGTGAACACAAGAAAACCAATATGGTCAAACTACCACGCAGCTAACACTTCTAGCTACGACGGTACTATCAAAGCTTTCGTACAAGACGATCCGAACCAGTTATTTGAAGTTCAAGTATCTGGTGCAATGACATTAGCTAACGTTGGTGAAACCGCTAACTTAGTTTACACTGCCGGTTCTACACACAGTGGAACATCAAAAGCAGAAGTAAACAGTGAGACTTTCTCAACTGGTGCTGATACTGCTGTTAAAATTGTTGGTATTTCAGGAGATCCTGAGAACTCAGATCTTACTGCTAACAACGCTAACATCGTGATTAAGTTCAACAAGCACTTATACAGTGCTAATACCGCAGGCATATAGGAGGTTAAACTATGGCTATATCAAGAAGTCAACTCGTTAAAGAGTTAGAGCCAGGTTTGAACGCTCTGTTCGGCTTGGAATACGCACGATATGATAACGAACACGCTGAGATCTTTGATGCTGAGTCATCTGACAGAGCATTTGAAGAAGAAGTGATGTTAGCAGGTTTCGGAACTGCACCCACCAAACAAGAAGGTGAGGGCGTAGCTTTCGATACAGCTAACGAAACTTTCACAGCTCGTTATACACACGATACAATTGCACTTGCATTCTCTATCACTGAGGAAGCTGTAGAGGACAACCTTTACGACAGACTCGCTGCTAGATACACAAGAGCACTTGCTCGTTCAATGGCAAACACAAAGCAAGTTAAAGCTGCTGCAGTTCTTAACAACGCTTTTGCTACTGCTGGCGCTGCAGGATCTAATCCTGGTGGTGACGGTGTATCACTTATCAATACACAACACCCATTACAATCTGGTGGTTTCTTACAAAACAGATTGTCAACAGATGCTGACTTGAACGAAACATCACTTGAACAGGCACTTATCGACATCGCTGATTTCAGAGATGAGAGAGGCCTAAGAACAGCTATCAAAGGTATGAAACTAATCGTACCAAGACAGTTACAGTTCACTGCTGACAGACTAATGAACTCTACTTTAAGAGTTGGCACAGCAGATAACGACATCAACGCAATCAGAAACATGTCAATGATTCCTGAAGGCTATGTCGTTAACCACTACTTAACTGACGCTGATGCTTTCTACATCAAAACTGATGCTCCTAACGGATTCAAACACTTTACAAGAACTCCGTTAAAGACAGTGATGGAAGGTGACTTTGACACAGGTAACATCCGATACAAAGCAAGAGAGAGATACTCATTTGGTTTCTCTGATCCACGCTGTGTATTTGGTACAGATGGTGCATAATACTTTAACAAATTATTAAATTTTAAAGGGCGGTTGTATCCGCCCTTTTTTTATGTCATATTGAAAGTCTAGCAAAATAAGTCGCATAAACTGAGCTAGCAGACGGTATAGAGATTATGTGGCTGGTCTATATAACCTAGGAGGTTTACTATGGCAAACACAACATTTAGTGGTCCCGTCAGATCCGAAGGTGGATTTGAAGTTGTTGATAAATCATCAACAGGAGTTTACACTACATCTTTAGACATTGCATCTGATGGAAGCATTGATCTAACTTACTCCAGTGCATCAACTGGTGGTACAAACATTGAACCAGTCGTTGTAGAAAATACAATGACAGGTGCGGGTGGTTTAGCTGGTCGTTCAAGATTTCAGTTAAATGCAGACGCAGCTCTTGGTTCTTATTCTAACGCATTAAAGGCAATCACAGGCTCCTGTTGAGGTTGAACTCAACATGCCAGCTAATGCATCAACAGGAACTGCGACATCTTTATTTTACACATCAGTGAACGGAGACGACGCATCTACTTTTGATGACAATGGTTTTGTTATGAACATTGCTGGTTTAACTGCAGGTTCAAGTAAAGCATTCGCTAACAATGGTTCAGTAGCAGCCGATGAGATTACTCATGGACTAAAAGTGAAGATTGGTAGTGAAACCTATTATTTATTACTTGCTAACGCAGCAAACTTTGCAGACTAAGGAGTAAATCATGGCCTACGATAGTGATGTAAGTGTTAAAGGTGCAGCAGCTGGTGCTACTACTGTAATCAATGCCTCAAGAGCTCGTCTCAAAGGTTTTATTATTGGTACAGGTGCAACAGGTAGTGATGGCACAGTAACATTCAGCGATGGTGGAACTGCAAAGTTCAATGTAGCCGTTGTTGGTGGTACATCAGACGTGGCAATGAATATTGCTGAACAAGGGGTTCTATTCAAAACCAATCTGAGTGTGACGACTGTCAACACAACTTGTACTGTATTTTTTACAGGTGCATAATGGCGGACAAGCAACCACCAAAAACTAAAAAATATTTCCGCCCCACTAAACAAGGGGCGGGAATGACCAAAGCCGGTGTCGCTCGATACCGAAAAGAAAATCCTGGTTCGAAGTTAAAGACCGCAGTTACAGGAAAAGTAAAACCTGGAAGTAAAGCTGCGAAGAGAAGAAAATCTTTCTGTGCTCGTTCTGCTGGTCAAATGAAAAAATTTCCTAAGGCAGCAAAAGATCCAAATTCAAGATTAAGACAAGCACGAAAACGTTGGAGATGTTAAATGAAACAAGATTGGTTAATTTATATAGCTGCAATGTGTATGTTAATATTAACCATTAGTTTAGTATTAAGCGAGGTGTAAATGGAGATAAGTGATAAAACAACAGTAGGCATGCCTATTAGAAATTTAATAGCAA